ATCTTTAGCTACTTGTTTTTCGTAGTTATCGATAGCTTCTTGAATAGTAGCTCCCATCTTACACATATCAAATGTGTTTAAGTATAACTTAAAAGATTTAGATTCTACCATAAATTCAGAACTAGCAGGACATACGATTTTTAATGTACCTGCCATTGGTAAGCCATTATCTAATAAGAAAGTAGCTTCATGGCAATGCCATGTATCGTAACCTACGAATTCATCTCCTGTAATACCCCAGTCTTGACGTGCAAGGATACGTGGCATCGGATTTAATTGACTTGGATCGAATTGATCCGTATAGACTGCATACGAGTTAGCTGATCCTAACGTTTTTGCAGCTGCATCTGACATGTTATTTACTGACATAGCTTCTGAATGTTTTTATATTTTTAAAGATAAGGTTTATTTGTTCTTCTGACAACTCAATATCTAAGTTATCTGCAAGTTTTGCTTTTGGTTTAGGTGTTATTAAACCGTGAGGTCCTAATTCGTTTCCTACCCATCCGTTAATAACAGGCGAGCTAGTATCTAAAGAATGAATAAGCCCTCTTAACGGGGGAGTTAGCGAATTAATTAAAATGAACTCTACTGGATTTTGACATCCCAATAAGTGAAACTTAGGTTTACCAATTCCCATATTAAATCTGTTTGCATACCACCAGTGTAAAAATCTAAATCTTACTGTTACATAATCAGACTTCTCAACTAAGTCAAAAGGTAATGCAATAATGTCTACTTTCTCTGTTAAGTAGTAATCTATACAATCTGCAATCTGCTCAAAAGTATCTCCTTGACAAACACCGATATACTTTTGTCCTTCTACTTTAAAATTAGCTAAGTAGTTTTTAGCATTATCTAAAGTTTGAGTATAGTCGTTAACTACATCAGGAAGTACAAGATGGGTAGGATTATACTCCTTACCCAACTCATATAATTCTTCCATTGGTATAGATTTGCCTAATTCGAATGCTGAATTATCTAATATAGAGTATTCTGCTGTTTTAAGCTTTTCTTTATAAAAGTCAGCATATTCTGTATCTAAGCTTAATAAATGTCCTAACACGTAAGGATAATCACTTACCTCATCGTGACGATCAAATAAAGCTTTTGGTATTTCGTGTGATATTAACGGCATATTTTATTTTTGATGTTCTGCTAATACTTTTTCAACGTGAGCTTTAGCTACTTCCCAGCTAACAGGACCTGTTTCATCGGCATATTCTACTGGATCAGGACGACCTAGTCTAATAAATGCTTCGATACGTTCTACTGATGCTGCTGATTTATAATCAGAGTACCATTTATCTACTAAAGTAGTTTGTTCATCACCGTAAACATTTCCTTCATCGTCAATTTTAAACCATTTATGTTCAGTAGTAATTTTAATCGGCTTATAAGACGTGTTTGTACGCTTATATACTTGATCAAAATCAATACTTAACGCTTCACAACACTTTAAACCGTCTTCTAAGATCTCAAACTTAGTAACATCTAAGTAAGGTGTACTAATAGATACTAAATCAGAATCCCAGTTACCTACTTTAAATGCTTCAAAGTCTATATCTCTAAACTCTTGTCTACAATCAGGATAAATTGCGTGATCGCCTGCGTGAATACCCATTGCAATTTCTACTGGTTGACCTACAGTGCAGTCATCCCCTATATTCTTAGTAGCAATAGATAATGCTACTGCTTGAATTAATGAAGCGAAAATCTTATTACGGTTAGGTACAACTGTTTCTTTCATATTGTCTTGCTCGTAATGTCCTTCTGGTACATCTGCACCACCAGTTACTAGAGCAGAGTTTAATAATTGCTGTAAGCCATCTAACTTAATAATTTGATGCTTTATCGGTTTGATAAGAGCATTAGGACCTGCTTGTTGATTAAGGTACTGTACTAATGCTGTTGCACGCTCTAATTCCACTTTGTGCTTTTGTCCATAGTCAAAACCTAATGCTGTTACTTCATAGCCATTAGCTAACAGGTGTAACAAAAGAGATGAAGAATCCATCCCGCCTGATAATGATAAAACTGCTTGTTTTTTCATGTTTATAAATTATTGAATTTAGAGCGTATTATTTTGTAAATCGATTAGCTCTATAACCGAGTTATTTTTTATCTTGCTTGTTAGCAATATCTTTTTGAATCGAAATTAACTCTTTAGACACGCTTCCTACTAGAGTACCTAGCTGTGCCCAGATATCATCACATTCCTTTTCTAGGCCTTTAATAAGTCTTTGCTGATAAAGCTGTATTCCTATAAGTACTACTATAATACCTATGTAAAAATGTTCTTGTGTTAATGTAACTGTCATAATATAAAGGTATTACTTTTTATTCACTTCTTCAACTTCGGCTATAAAATTTTCAAACTCAGGAGTACCTGGAAAAGCAATAAAACCGGGCTCTTCCATAGCTCTATGTAATATTTTAATACATAAATCTTTGTTTCTAGTATCTATAAGTAAAGGTTCGAGAATATATTCTTCTTCTCCTTTACGTTTTAGGTAGAATAAAGTACCAGCACCTACATTTTCTAGTGCTTCGTAGTATTCTTTAGCTGTTGTAGACTTCATAAAATAGCTGTCTTACTTTAGCACCTAATTCCTGATCATTAGGTGTGCGTTTAATCATATCAACTTCTACTGCTAACAGTCTTCTATCAGGATTTGATATTGTTAGAGGTTCCTGTACTTGTGTCTCTTGCTCTATCATACAGGATAAATGATCTGTACCTACTAAGTAATCGACATCTACATCATAGGTATCGTTGCCACAATATTGACATTGTTGATTATGCATGTTAAAATCGTTTTGATAATTTAATAATTAAATCTGTCTCCTCGTTTGCTAAAGCGTGATAGTTTTGCTTTAGTTTACCCATTGCTTCATCAAATTCCCAACTAGAACGTCCTGATGGAATTGATCCACCAATACCAAATCCACCCTTTATCAGTAAATTGAACATTTCTCGACGTTCTTCTTCGTCCATTTCCTTATAATACTCATCTACATCTATATTCATTACTACATCAACTTCTACATCTTGGTAATCTGAAAATTGTGGCATAATTTTTACTGTTGTATGTTTTTGAATAATTGAGGTACTGTTCCATATACTGGTAGCTTGCCGTCCCACTTCTGAATGAATTGTTGTTGGATCAACTTATCAGTTAATGTTGCCTGTCTTAAACTATTTGCTCTAGCTTCACCAGCTGCTTTGATAACAGCTTGTGCACTATCGCCTTTAGCACGAGCAATTTTCTCTTGTGCTTCTGCATTAGCTACTAAAGTACGTTGAATAGCTGCTTGAGCTTCTTGTACTGCTTTAGTTTTCTCTTCAATAGACGCTGTAATAGCAGGGGGAGGTGCAATATTAGTTCTTAACTGAGATACAGTGAACCATTTGCCTACACGCTTATTGGATTCTGTAATAATTGCTGCTTCAAACTCAGCTCTATGATTAAAAATACTATCTACAGTAAATAAATTAGCTACATCGTTTACAGAACTGATAATAGCGTTCTTTAACCAACCTTGTTCTACTTGCTTAATGTCTACACGTAAGTTTTGAAACATTATATCTACTGTAGTTGGATTAAGAGAGTAGTTAAAACTAGGCTTAATAGTAGCCTGGAAGCCACCTCTCGTAATTACAACGTTTTCTTCGTAGTCGATGTGCTGTTGGAATACTGGAAATTCATAATAACGTTGAGTAAAGCTATTAAATACTACCCAACCACGTTTATACTCTACTTTAGACATACCTCTATTGTCACCAACATTCTCTACTAAGATTGCTACGTGACCTGAGTCTACTCTTTCAACTTCGTACGGGTTTAAGAATCCAAGAATGATAGCTGCAAGTAAAGTACCCACTGCTTTAATAATACCTGAAGCTTTTGTCTGAGTCTCAGTATACTTCTCATTTCTAAAACCTTGCTTTTCTATTTTCTCTACATAAGTGTCTGCTGAGAAAAGCTTGAATGCTACACTTAACACTATTAAGGTAACAATGAATGTTAAAATTCCGATCATAACTTTTATTTTTTGTTTTTATTTTTTATTTTTTTTAGGCACTGCTTTTTTAGCTTTTGGTTTTGGCTCTTCAATCTCACTTAAAAATGAAAATTCAGTAGTGTCCTCATAACAGTTATCATCTTGACGACGAACTATTCCATCACATTCTCCATCAGGACATTCTTCAACCATTTCAATAGCTGTTTCATAATCATCTGCTGTTACTATATAAGTCCAGGCAGTTACGAGGGTTCTTTCACCCAAAATTTCATACTTTGGCATATATTATACGTTTAATGTTTTATTCCAAGCAGCAATGTGTAATCTAGTTAAACCTCTAAATCTATACTTCTTTGCCATCTCTAAACAGAATTGAGTACGCTCTTCAAAGTTAGCTGCATCATCTAAACCTGGCATACATACTACATTCTTTAGAGGTATGTTAAAAGGTTCTACAAAGTCTCTAAAAAGTTCTTTAACATCATCTTCTGTGCTGATAACGAATTTAAACTGATAGTTTGGATGTTGCATTATACGCTCAATTGCTTTAGGAACAATGCGTTGTTTAGCTGTCATACCTGAATTGGCTAACTTAGGTGAACAGTTAATTTGATCTAAAGCATCAAATAATTCATCTTCAATATAGTTTGTACCGTTTGTTTCTATTTCGTTAAATATACCACCTATATAAGATGCTCTTACATCCTGTTTAATCCAATAGTGAAAGAAATTATTAATAGCTTCTTGATGTCCTTTAATTGTTGGTTCACCACCAGTCCAAATAATATGAACAACACCATCTAAAATATCATCATATACACCTTCTTCTTTAAACCTATCGAGTAAGTATTGGAACTCTTTATCTTCTCCTCTCCATAACCATTGAGATGTGGAGTCGCAAGTCCAAGTAGCTTTGCCTTCTTTATGTAAATCACCTTCAAAGATTTCTCCATCTTCTAATGATTGCTCTTTCATTAACTTATTAGTAAATGCTCTACTCATACCACAAGTTAGATTACAAATACCTAAACGAACGAAATATGCAGGAATCCCTGATGAAATACCTTCACCTTGTACTGTATAAAAGTCACTACTAATTAATAACTTGTTTGGATCTATTTTGCTCATATCTTTTTAATTTTTTTAATTCTTTCTTATACAACTCTCTGTAGTGATCTTGCGTCCATCCATCGTTGTAAGGACTATTTGCATGAACGCTATACTTTGCTAGGTTAAGTTCAATTTCTAACTTCTTATTCTCTGTCATAACGCTGTTTTAACTTTTTTATCTTTCGATAAATTTTATTTCTAGTTGGATAATACCATTCATATTTCATAAAGTTCCAAAATCTAAAATGATCATCAACATCTTTTATGAAACGGCTAAAGTATAATTGTAATTCGTTAAGCTCATCCCAAGTAGGTCTAATACTTTCCTTCGCAAAAAGTTCTTCTATTTCATGTAATACTTTTGATCTAGATGTATCTCTTAACCTACCATATGTAATAAAATAAGAAGGTATATCACATATTTCAAATACTTGATTATCTTTTAGTTTTTGGGTAGGCCATTTGTATTCAGTTTGAGAACTACCCATGGAACTCCAAAAGGTGTACCATCTACTGTTTGACCATCTACTATAGGACATATAGTTTTAGTTTGAGGTAAGTAATAGCATAACTTATACTTGGCCACTCGTTAATAAGTGCAAGTAAACTCAAATGCTTTTCTCCACAAAAACCTATTAAATGTAATACTTCGTGCATACTACTTAGAGCTTTCGTCTTTATCCTTTTCCACTAACTTTCTAACTGATTTCTTCCACTCTTCTTTTCCAATGAATTGGAACACTCCACTTGCTACTTTTTGATCTGCATCTTGATCATCTGTTCTACGGATTTCTCCTAACTTATAATGCTTTGTTTCTTTTACTGCTTTAATACACTTCATAGGTTGTTTCCTCCATGTTTTATTTTGTTATTAATCTTCTTGTTCGTACGAAGCTGAATTTCTTTCGTGTTCGTATACTTCTACTTTTACTGCTTTTACTCTGCCTTCGGTCTCTGTTTGTAAAAATTCGTTGATAATTTTGTAAAGATATTCTGCAAATCTTTCACATCCTGTGCTTTCTAATATTCTCAATTGAATAATTCCATCAGCATGCATTTTCTGAAAATTATCTAAGTATGGATCATCTTTAGCTACAATCGTAGTATGATCTAGTAAATAATCAAAGTATGCTTTTGGACTCATTCCATTTATATGTCCTTTTGCACGCTTCATACCACCAAAGTCCCACACCCAGTTTCTTTCATCTAACTGACCTTCAAACCACACTCTAAAAGATACAGCGTATCCATGTAAAAATTTACAATGTGTACCTTCTGCTTTCCATTGGCGAAAACAAGTAGAATACCCGTCAAATAACTTAGTAGACTTAAAATTGTTCTTCATAACATTGTTTTTATAAAATTAAGATTTTTCTTTTAAATAATCAAATTCTGGATTAAGAATTATGTTCCCTTTTTTGGCTCTGGGTTCGTACGGACAATGCCTGCAACCATTACCACAACATTGACCTCTTTGAAAATGGAAGAGGGACGTGAAAATCACACGTTCCCCCTCCAAATAATAGTGTATACCTTGTACGAAATCCTTTTTACCTTCCTGCTCTAACGGCATGGTATATTGAATTTATAATGTTTTGTACTAGATTATCATGGTTCATCCCTACACAATTTCACATGCTCCACCTGCACAAGCTGCTTCACCCTTCAAATCAGTGTTATCCACTAATTCTACGATCTTAGACAAATCTACGCTGTGTAAATGTTGGATCATTTCGTTGTAAACTTCTTCGGTACAATCCTCAAATGGTGCTTGTTTGTAGGTATGATCTGCGTAAGGTAAAACCGATAATCCATTGTAGAATTTACGATTGTCCCACATCCATTTACCCACTGTTTCCCACTCATCTTCTTTGATTGAAACTGTAGCTGAGATATTATGTGTGTTTTGACCTGATCTGTGACCTGGTTTAATCCAGTTTTGGTAGAAGTACTTCACTCTCTCTAATAAATCCATCGCAGATTCTGTTCTGTAGATAGCTCCTTGAGGTGCTTTTTGTGGTACAGAGATAACTGCTGTGTCATGAGGACGGAAATATTCATCTTCAACTAACTCAGGGTGATTAATTGCTAAGTAAGAATAGATTGCTTCGTTCTTACCTACACGAATTCTTCTAATGTAGTAATCGTTATGCCAAGCATGAATGCCACTTGAAGTACCTAATGTCAATGAAGAAGTACCTGAAGGTTTAATTGTAGTACATCTAGCTGCTGAGTTAATTCCTAATAAAGCTGCTACTCTTTCGTTCTCTTCTTTAACAACTTGAGCTGCTTGTTTTAAGTCTAACTTCTGAGCTGCACCTGAACCAATACCTGTCATACCAACACCAATCAAAGCCTCCTTCTCAGTTGTTCTTTGCCATACTGGTCTTAAGTAATGGAAACTAGTGTAAGATGCTTGTAAAGTACCAATGAAAGCTGCTGCTTTTACTCTTGCATTAAGATCGTCTTGATCTACTACATCTGAAACATTTACTTCACATAAGTTACAGAATTGGAAAGGTCTTAAAGCAATCTCACAACAAGGATTAGTACCCCAATCTTTATCGTTGTTAAAGTAGATACCTGGTTCACCAGCTCCACTTGCTTTAATCTTATCCCATAACTCAAAGAAGAACTCTTCTGTGATTTTATTTCTCAATAATACTGCTGAGTTATTTGCTCTACCTCTTTGTGGATTACTTTCCCACCATGCACCTGACTTAGCTCCAATCATATCTGCATCATCTGCACTGAATAAGCTAATTAAAGCGGCTCTTCTAATACCACCTGCTAATACTGCATCAGCAATATGACAAACCATATCATGAACTTCAATAGAACTTAACTTTTCACGATCTTGTTTGCTATCTAAAATACCTTGTACTTTAATTAAACACTCTTTTAATGGTTGAGGACCAGGTGCTTTACCGCCAGAAGTTACTAATGTAGCTCCTTTAGGTCTAATATCTGAAAAGTCAAATACTGGTGCTGAGCTGCCTTCAAAGTAAGCTCTAACTAATACTTTTACTGCATCAGCCCATCCTTCAATAGAATCACCAATTAAGAAACGTCTAGTCTTCTTAGGATCTGGTTTTCTAATCTCAGGTAAGCAGTCTACATGGTGTTTTTGTACTGAATAACCTACTCCTGTTCCACCAAGCAAAAGGAACATTGCTTCACCAAAAGCTCTCCAATCGTCAATAGGTAAATAAGCACAGTTATATACTCTGTTTGGGCTTATTTCAATTGGCTTACCTGCAAACTGCATAGAACGCATTGAAGGCAAAGCTTTCTTCTCATAGACAAATCTGTAAGCATTTTCAATTTCTTCTTTTAACTCTGGGAATTTCTTTAAGTGCATAGTCTTATTTCTATCCACTAACTCATTCCATAATTCTCTTCTTTCTAACTCAGGAGTGTACTTTGCATACTTCATGTAGACAGTGATATCACTCAAAATGCTTTGCGAAATGTCCATTTTGTAATCTCTTTTTTAAATTTTATAAATAGGTTTATCATCCGAAGGTTAGAAACTTTCGGAAGAAGTTCATAACTTTAATTCAATTAGGCGTTTCTGTTTCTTTGCTCCTGGAAGATGGTCTCTTGATACTTGGTTATAGATGCAGGAGGACGGAAGGTGAAGTCTACGTTATTTCGCTCTACTAAATCGTTAGTGTGATTCTTTTCCATGTCGAATACATATTCCTCATACGTCTCTTGATTAGGAGGAGGAGCTAAAGGATTCTTATTTCTCTTGTTTAGTAAGCCTAGTAAACTCATACCGATTGATTTTTGTAATAATAAATAGCATTATTTCGACAATTCAAAGAATTTTTTGTTTAAATATTGCAATTCATCATTATTAAAGCTAGTTCCTGTTTTTTGTTTTCCTGAACTTGATTGATTATCAGCACTTATCTCATCTTCGTCCATTTCCTTATCTTCTACAAAAATTTGACCATTAGATGTGTTAATTGTAGCCTTGTAGGTCATACCATCTGTTCCATACCTATTTTTCATTATATGAATCCTACCAGTTCCATTAACTTTATCCTGACGTTTTCTAGATAAAGAGATGGCAAAGTCAGCAATCATCATCTTATTATAAGATCCAGCTGCCTTATCACCCTCAATCACATCATCCTTAGCACCAGCTCTATTTACTTGAGAAACCGTCCAAATTGGAATTTTTAATTCCCTTGCGAGTCCCTTTGTAGAAACATAAATATCGTCGATTTCATCCTTTCTATCAATTGATTTACGCTTAGACTTTAATAAGTCTACGTAGTCTATAATAATAAGGTCTGGTTTGTATCCTAAGTCTGTACATTTTTGGATGTGAGATTCTATACTTGTAATAGAAGCTTTACCCATAGCAAATTCTTTAATGATTAATTTACCTTGTAAATTTGCTACTGCTGTTTCAACTTCAGTTCTATGATCGTGTATAGTTTGAACATCAAATCCTGTAATCATAGCATCATATCTCTTACCCATATAATCTTCAGAAAGCTCTAAAGTATAGTGACATACATTTTTACCTTCCTTAATTGCTTGAGCTCCCATGTTAGTTAACATCCAACTCTTACCACCTCCTGGATTACCAAAGATAATGCCTAAATCTCCTGCACCTAATCCACCCATTAATAATTCATTTATATGTGGCCAAGGTGTTGGAACAGCTTTTCTTTCCTCAACTCTATAACGAGTTTCCATATCTTTTTCATACTCGTGTCCAATGTTCTTTTCTTGACCTGCTTTCAAAGCTGAATCCATTACATGTCGTATATCGTCGTATTGACCTGCATCTAGTAATTCAGGTAATGACATAATTGCTTTCTTTAACTGTTGATTACGACAGAAGTTAGCAAACTCTTGCTCTACATACTCTTGATCTTCGTTGGAAGTCTTATAAGCTTCCCTAATTTGTTCACGAACAGAAACTTTTAAAACCTCGTTATCTATTTTTTGAAACTCTATTGATAAAGCATCTCTAGTAGGAGCAGCGTGGTACCTATAGTAATATCTCAACACTTCTTCTACAATCCATTTATGTGCTGGATTATCAAAGTACTCTTCGTCTAAAATGTCGTGTATGTTTTGTAGAAACTCCTTGTGTTGGAGTAAACTTGATAATACTTTAACTTGAAATCCTACTCCATAATTCTGTAACTGGTTTAAAACCGCCATAACTTTTATTTATATTGTGTTAACTTACTAAATGTTTCATTCAACCAAACCGGTACATTTGAAATACTTCCACCTAAATTGTCTTCGTTATACAATTTCATGAAAGCTTGAGTTTCAAACGTCTCTCTGTAGTTGTTAACTAATTGGTCTAACTCTTCCTTATCTTGATCAGGAATATTAGGTTCTATTAAGTTCATTAACTTTTCGTTAATTCGCAATTGATGCTTGTAATTAAAGATGTCAACATACTTAGCATCCTTCTTTCCTGTCTTAGTTTCTGCTTTGTTAATTACTTCATCTAAAGATACAACTTTTTCTTCTTTTAATTCTGGATATAGCTTTAATAAAGTCTTCAGCGCTATACCTTTTACTCCTGGAATGTTGTCACCTTTATCTCCTACAAGTACTTTGTGTGTTAAAAAGTTTTGTGGTGGAATACCATACTCTTCTCTAACATCATCAGGATAATAAATCTTTTTCTTAACTGGAGAAAAAACAGACACTCTATCCGAAACTAATTGAAGGTAATCTTGATCCGTAGAAAGAATAACTACCTTCTCAGGTAGCTTTGAAACTAAGTATCCTATTGAATCATCTGCTTCTATCTTATCAATAGCAATAAGATCAACAGGAAGACATTTTAAATACTCAACTAACCTTACTATTTGATTAGTTATTGCTTCAGATTCTTCTTCTTGGTTATCAAATGCATCCCAATTAGAGATCTTTGTGATATGTCTATTAGCTTTGTACTCGGGATACAAATATCTTTTGTTAGTTGATCCACCAACACCATCAAAAACAAGTATAACTCTAGTAGGTTGTACGTGTCTTATAACAGATCCTACTGATTTTAAGAAACCAGTAAGACCTCCTATATGATTACCTTGTGGATTCAAGTGATGAATCGCTACAAAGCTTCTTAAAAACGTGTTAAGTGAATCAACAACTAAGACTTTGCTATTCTTATGTAAAGCTTCAGGCTCACGTGCATTCTCCTCCAACATCATGTCGAAGTATTTACTATAATCTTTAGCCATTATTATTCTGATTCTGTTGCGTCAAAAATATCTCTCGTATCCTCGTCTGTTTCAATAACAACATCGAAGTCTGTAGTACCTAAAGTCTTTAACCAATCTTTAGAATGTTGTTTCTTGTATGCATCAATTGCTGGTTTCGTATCGTCAATAAAACCATGTGCAGTCATAATAACTTTACCTGCTGATGTAACATCATTAACATGGTTCTTATCGCAACTGATCTTAGTACGCTTAGCAAACTCTACATCCTTACCATTCTTAGTTGCTTTAATCTTATTCGTACCAGAGTTAGTTACGTTACCAAATGTAATGATCAAAGATGAATCGAAATACATAGTATCTCCACCTTTATTCTTCATCTTAGGTTGTGCCATAATGTTCTCTGCTTTAGCAACCCAGATCTTATTAACAGCTACCATTGTATTTGTATACGGTTGGCTTTGCTTTCTTGATAATACTATCTTTTGGTTAATAAAGTTTCCAAACTGCTGTGACATAGCACCTGCATTCCACTCATTATTATTCTTATTAGACTCTACTGATAATCTAGAAGGAATTGATCCGACAGAATCCCAGAAGAAACATAAGTCGTAAGGTAAATTACCTTTCTTTTGTTCGTCTAATAAATCAGCAATAAAAGCTGCTACATCTTCAATAGTATTCAATCTTTCTCTATCTACATAAATAAAGAAACCTTTATAGTCTCTAACTTCTCCATCTGCATCAGCTACTCCTTCAAACTCTAAACCCATTTGTCTAGCGTGATCCCAATTCCATTTCATCTCTGTAATAATAAAGACAGGTAAAGTGCCCATTTTTTGGGCACTTACCGCTGCTTCCAACAAAGCAGTTGTCTTTCCTGTATCAGAGTGACCTCTGAGTAGAGTGATATGGCCAATTGGTATCCCTGGAATGGATAAACAGTCTTGGAAAGCTTGAGATAGAGGAATCCACGCTTGTTCTTTCATCTTGATAGATGTTGTGGAAAGGTTCTTAGACTTAATGAAATTGTCAAGATTAAATGATCCCTTAATAGCTTTACTCACACTAGAGTTTAAGCTATCTTCCTTGCTTTTTGCCATAACTTATTGTTGTTTATTTAAATAGATCGTCGAAATCTTGGTCAATACTCTTTGCACTTGTGTTTAAAGTATACGCTTCTGTTTTAGGAGCTTCTGCCTCAACTGCTGGAGCTGCAGGAACTTCTTCTTGTTCTGGATTTAACCAGCTCATTAATGAAGTCTTCATCTCATCATAAGAGTATTTCTTGAAAATGCTTAATGGATCAGGTTGATTGTTTAACCATTTCTCTACATCAGCTGCACTTTCAGATAAAGGAGTTGTCTTAGTACGAACACGTACCTTAGATTGATTAAAACCTGTACCATTAGAAGCTGCATCTGTAGTTTCAATTGTAATGTCACGACCTTGAACTGGATCTGTGTAATCACCCACATCTTCATCTTCTGCGATACTTAATAACTCGGTGTAAACTTGTTTACCAAACTCCCATAGACGAACACCTTTGTCTTCTTCGCCACGTACAATAACGGGAACGAATACTCTCATCTTAGGTTCTAATTTCTTAGCTAAAGTCCAATTGTCCTTGTCGCTAGACTCTCTTAATTTCTTTGCAAATTCTACGATTGGATCTTTCTCACCAAAGTTCTCCAAAGAGATCATAGTACGATTACCAATACCATAGTGGATAAACAATTCTTTAAAAGGATAAGCTTTGTTGTGTACCGATGGTACAATGCGTACTGAGTGCTTACCTACAGTAGGCTTCCATAGAATCAAAGTCATATCTCTCTTTTGACCACCTTGCTTTTGATTCTGCAAAGAGCCGAGTTTTGACTTGATTGCGTTTAAGTCCATTGCCATAAACTATTTGTTTTTATTTAATTAAATGCTTTCAAATAAAATTACGCAATAAAAATTAAGATTCCAAATCTTATAAGACAACGATCTTATAGATTTTTGTTCCCAGTGTTTTTAATTCACTGCCTTGCGTAAGTAAGACTGTATTGGAATAGTCTTGCCAGTTGATTTTATAAGAGGTGTCAAGTATACCCTCGTTTAGAGACTTAATAAGTAAGTTGAGGGAATTAATTGTATAAAGAGTATTTGTCTCTTTCTTTCTGTGTAGAAGGATAGTGTTAGGAAGAATCTTTGTATTCTCTCCTTGGATATCTATGTTATAGGTACAAAGATACTCGTCTGAATCCTTAGATTCTAAAACGAATATTTTATTATACATGATTACGTATTCAGCTTTGATCGTATCTAGTGTTTTCTCCAGTCCTTCCTTCGAGCTGAATGTGCAAAACAGTTTATTCATTAAATCTTCTTGTTTAATAGTTAGACTGTTTATAAATAGTTTATTTTCATGCAAAATCATAAGTCTTACCCAGCTGTCCTTTTACTAAATAATTGTCTTCCTGCAAGATATCCCTAATGTTATCCAGCATTTCTCTACCATCTTCCTTTGAAAAGTCTACTAAAATGGAGTCATAAACCACCAAAACTACTCTACTCTTTTTGCCTTGCAGTAATTCTTTCAATTTTAGCAGTTTTTTAACGTTATTAACGGTTTCTAGGCATTGTACATAGTAATTGAATAGTTTCTGTGGATTGAAATCTACCCCTTTTAAATGCCTTCCATTCGGTAATATGATGTATTTCTGATATTGGAGAGTATCCCATAGATCTTCTATGAAAATAGCTACCTTGTTAAAAAACTCAATACTTCTAAATTCATGTTCAACACCATTATATAGCTGTCTAAACGTTATTTTCTTAGATTCTTGATATTCCTCTGGTGTAAGCTCCTTTTTATCAAAGTATTGCTGACCTAAATAAGTGTGAATTGAGATGTTTGTAGGTAATTCGTAACCGATTTTATTAGCAATTAACCTTAAATGGTATCCATCGAAGTCAAACTCTACAAAAACATCGTTTGCTGGAATAAAAGAAGAGCGGGATGTGTTGTCTTTTGTAAATGCTAAGAAGTTAATACCGTTAAAAGCATTAGTAGGTCTTGAAGTAATGTTATACAAGTTGTAGTTTGTATAGATTTTACCATCTTTAATCGAGTTAGCCTTCCATGTTGGTTCAAAATACTTATCAAATACCTTTTCATTAATCTTTATACCTTGTTCCTCTACCCATTTGTAAACTTCTGTATAGCTATGAAACCACTCTAAGTCTTGTTCTTTACCTACGTAAGGTAAAACAGACTCAAACATACATTCACATCTCTCATAATGCTTAGAAA